CTACTCCTTTTTTCGTGTCGCAACTATTAGTATAATAAATATACTAAGTAAAGAAGCGACAATTAAAACTAGAAATACATTATTATTTGCGGTATCATTATGAATTTTGATCCAGAATGTTCCAGAATATATTGGATTTCCCACAACTGTATAATACATTTGAGCTTTAAATGCAAATGTATTATTACCTTCTAAAAGATATGAAGTGTAAAAATAGTCTACTCCGATTACGAAATGAGTATCGCTAGAATTATTCTTGCTCATTGAATAAGATATTCCATTTATATATACATATAAATAATTCGGAGGGTTATTAAATGTATCAGTATAATTAGCAAAAAATGTATGATTTCCTGCATTATTATTCGCAGGAGTAACTCCTAAATGAGATAATATTATTTCTACTTGTTGAAAACAAACAACAAATTTAGTTACTTGAGCATCAGCTCCAGATTGAACCATAAATAATATGAATCCGGTTCCTACAAATGGAAAATAAAACCAATTGAAATAATATTGTTTTCCATCGGTATAAGTTACATCTCCACTATCGTTAGCAATCATATTATTTACTGGCGGTTGTAATCCCGATGTTCCTGGTGTTGTAGACCGTTCACATCTAACATAATTTGGAGGATCGTTGTCTGCATCGGTATAAGTAAGCCAACACAAAATTTCTGTTCCAGATAAAGCATTAGTCGGACTTATTTTATAAGCAGTTATTGTTGGTGGTGTTGCGGAAACTGGTTTGATGATTCCAGAAAATGTAGTAATAAGAAAAAAAGCTACTAATGAAAACGAAATTATTTTTGTGATTTTAATTGTAATCGTTTAAATTCCTCCTCTAAAATATGTTTTCTGTAATCTGGATAACCTAATTTTTTCATTAGTAAATCAGTTTTATTATCTCTTATCATTTTATAATTGTCGATCCAATTATTAACTGATTCAACTAGATTTTTGAAAATGCTCATATAATTTCATCCGTTCAATTTTTTGTTTGTTCAATTCCTTTATTATAAAATTTGGATGTTCATTAGACCATATTTTATAATGTTTATATTCATCTTTCATAGTTGATAGAAATGTAGTTACAAAAAAATATGTTCCTCCAAACATTAATATTGTGAACATTTGATCTTCAAATGTCATTACCTACCTCTTACTGCTTTAGCTATTGATAAAAATGGAATTATTGTATTTGTAAGTATTAGAATTACTGCAATAAGATAGTAATTTCCAAATGCTATGATTGTATCCGCCGCTAATGCTAAATCTCCCATTATTCCTATTATAGAAATATATGGTATTTTCGTATATGCAATAATATTAATTATTAGCAATACGATCTGTCCTAGAAAATAAATTAACAATGAATCGGTTATCACTTAAGTACCCTCTGACGAATTTATTTGAGTTGCGAATCCAACAACATACAACATTGTTAAACCTACCCATATAATCATAACTAATGGGCCATTATTAAAGAAAAATGAGGATGATATTATTGTCAAACATCCCCACAATCCTAGATATAAAATACTACTAAATATTAATGATTCTGCGAACCCGGAAACTCCCGATCCTAAAACTGTTATTCCTGCAACCATACCCGCCGCTAATGCTATTCCTAAAATTATTAAAACTCCATTAATACTCCAAATATTAAGTGTTTTAGATGTTGCTTGAGGATTATTATACGATCCATTTTTTGCATCAGAACCATTAACATATAATTTTCCTGGGCTAGAATAATCTCCAGATTCGGAGGAAGGTTGAATAGAAGTTTCTAAGAAAATAAACATTGTCATTAGAAACATAATTGCTATTGGGAATACCAACATTTTATTCAATATCTTCACCTTTTTTTGCTGAGAATAACAATCCTATTGTTATGATTATTACAAATATTACTGAAAATACTGGCAACATATTTTTCCATATCAATATCATAATGGATATTGCAAATGATGCCATAAAAACATTCGTTGAAAAACCTTTTCTAGTTATTGAACAAAAAGAGCTGAAAGCTATTATTGCTCCTATAATAACTATATAATCCATTACTGCGATTATCCCAACTCCTTATATGTTAAAACTGCTATTACGAAAAAACTTACAAACATATATGGAAAGAATGTTAGATCGGATATTCCTATTATTAATATCATTATTGAAATTCCGAATATGAATCCTATTTTTGGTATTGCCTGGGTTAATAACATAGCGGGAGAAAACATTATAATTAGCCAAATTAAATTAGATATTCCGGTTTGAGATGAGCTAGTAGTACCGTAAAATTGTAAAGTGAAATTATTTCTAGTTGGCGACCACGATCCTACATAAAGTATTGTAAGCGTATTTTTTTCAACACTATTATAGTATATCACCCCGTCTATTGTTAGCGCATATATTCCATTTGAAATTCCTTTAAATTGCACTTCAAAATATTGTCTTACATAATATGGAGCATAAATACTCCAACTAGCGATCAATGTTTTCATTTTTGCTACGAAAATAATTGTTTGTGTTCCATCTAATCTAAATGTTATAAAGATATGATTTCCATAAGGAATATATGTTCCATTAAAATATTGTGTAGTTTGCAAATCCTCTCCAATACAGGTAAGATTATCTATTTTTGTTCCAGATAAAGAATAAGTTGTATCTGTCCATAGTCCCCAATTTCCACCGACTATAGTTAAATTGCTTACTAAAAATTTGTTTTGTGAAACATAATATCCTGTAGCATTTAAAACTTTAATGTGATGTGAAAAGAAACCTAAGACACCACCTAGGCCATAAAAAACAACATCGGTTGGAGTTAAATGGCCTTTAAATTCGATCAATGTCATACCCGTCATTACAAAAAGAGGCTTGTCATTCCATAATCCCGCTGGCATTATGAAAACTCCACATACTCCAGGTATTTCGTAATTCCATACCGTTACATTATACATTTCTAACATACCAATATAATTGCTTGGAGATTCTATCCATAATCCAGAATGAACATTCGTACCGCTAGGTTGAACACCATAAAAAGTAGTATTTTCAAAATAAAGTATTCCGGATGGTTTATAATTATCCCAGTATCCAGCAATTATTGAATTTTCAATGAATACCCATTGTTCATAAGGAAAATCTCCGGTTCCATTAAATTTCCCGTTCCACGATTCTCTATACCTATAAAATAAATAAGGATATGTTTTAGATTGACCAGAAACGATACAATTTTGCATATAAAATCTGAGATTGATATTATTACTCTCAAATATGAATCCATAAGCAGGTTTTGTATGTAGATATGTGTGGTCAATATAATTATCAACCGTGAAAATAAATTCGGAAAACAACATATCAACAGTAGCATTTATGTAAATTTTTCCTGATATAATATAAATACCAGGAAAAATTTTCATTATATGGGTAGATGTATTATACATAAAGTGCATACCATTTATAGTATGTTCCCCATTACTAAATCCTGTATCAGTTAGATCAACCGTTCCGTAAATATAATAAACCGAATGTATGATATTTACTAATTTGTATGTTTTTCCTTCCTCTAAATGATATTTATAACAAAAATAATAGTCGTCTTGAATACCGAAATCATATTCTCCGGTTCTCATATCTACAAGAGTAAGACGATCATTTATAACTATTGTTCCATAACCAAATACCCATAAATCCTGTAATCTTTTAGAATAAAATGTAACATTATATCCGGTAAAATTATAAACTCCATCGCTGAATGGAATTATCTTACTTACATTATTAATCAATGTGGTTGTTAATGTTCCATTATTTCCATTTATAAAAGATTGTATGTTAGTTTCACTATACATTTTTGTAACATAATTATAATTATATTCATCTAAGTATTTTTTAATAATCTGTGCGGTTGGAATGTTCCATTGAATCCAGAAATTTTCTAATATTGTTATTTTTGAAATTGATCCACCTCTAAGTAGTTTCAACGCTATATTCATTTGGTCATTTGTAAATGTATATGGATATTCTCCAACATTATAGTAGTGAAGATATATACCTATCCAATATTCTTTACCTGGTATTGAGGCTCTCATTAATTGAAAATCGTCATAATATCCATAAAATTCAGAATATAGAAGTGGATATGATCGTGGATAAAACCAAAATTGTATTATATCAAAATAATTTATGTAATCTGTCCACGGAACGGGAGATTGTATAAAATAATTATATTGATATATTACGATAGCTAATTTTAAAGTGTGCGAATATCCAACATTATCTTTAGAATGTACCGCCGAATATATATCGGCTATCTCCCAAGCGGCTACCTGGCCGACAGGAAAATCATCTATCCAACAACCTATTATTCTATGATCCGTTAAAGCCAGATTAGCTACTGCTGTAACATAATTAATATTTGCGAATAAATAAGAAATTTGTATGTAAAGTTGTGCATCAGGTGGAATTAAAGTAGTAGTTTCTAATTCGGTTAAATTAAAATCCCATCCAACTTGAAGTATATTGGTTCCGAAAAAATTCATTCCTAATGATGCAGGAACATTTGCCCCTCTATATGGAAATCCTGCATCCGATCCATTATGCCTCATCCATAATACGGATTTATCATTATTAGGATAGGTTAAATCCATTATTTTAGAGATATTTTTTTCGTTAATAATTGAAGATTTTTCTTTATCATTAGATGTTAAACTTACTAATGAGGAAAAGATAAAAATAATTATAATGCTTATAGAAAATATTTTACGAATCAAATTGATCGTTATCCAATATCTATATATTCGTATTGATATAAAGAACCTTCCTATATACATCCGTATATTAATGTATATGAAAATAGTTATTAATATATAAAACAAGTTTATATAATTAGATAGCGATACTGGATCATAACTCCAAAAGGGGGTGAATACGATAGAGCTAATGGAAAAAGTTGTTGGAATTGCGATTGCACTTTTTGTTAGTGCGATTATGTTGCCAGTAGCGTTGAATCTACTCGCAAACAGCACAACCGCCGCTAAGATGCCAAATGTTGATAACTCCGTTAGAATAATGGTTGCAATATTGCTTCCTGTTCTCGCAGTTATCACGATCATTCTGGTATTTATGCGGCGTTCTAATGCAGAATGATTCAGGTTTTATTGCTATTTATTAGCAATAAAACATTTTTCTTTTTTATATATGCAAGTGCGTAAGGCTTATATACTAGTATGCGTATATATACTTGATGATCGAAAATTACAAAATAAGCGTATCAGGTTTCGATTTTAAATATTCATCAAAATTTGCATTTGGACTTAGAAAAAAGATGCCTAAAAGAATAATAATTTCCAACGAATTAATAAGAGGTTCCGATAAATATATTGTATGTGTTGAACCATTTTCTTTTGCTCAAGCTGATTTATTGGTAAGAGCATGGAATAAAGTTATGCCAGGTAATCTGGAAATAAAGATGGAGAAATTATAATGCCAGAATGGTTAATAGCAATTTTATTTTTTGCATTAGGTTGGTTAATAAATTCAATTTTTGTTTTATTTTTGATTAGGAAAGTGAACAATGGAACAAAATTTAGTAATTGAATATGAACCAGAAATAAAAATGACTACTATCCGTGTTCCAGTTGTCTTAAGAGATGATCTTAAGAAACTAAAAAAGATTGAAGAGGAACCATTACACAAAGTTATTCGTAGATGTATTGATAAGAGTTTAAAGAAGTGATTTAATGGAATCCGAATTTTTAGATAGATTATTTTCAAGAAAGGATAAAAATGTTTTACATTATGTTAAAATGAAAGGAGGAATTTTAACTCAAACTAAAGTTAAAAAAATTCCAGTAAATGTTTCATTAGTTGGGCCGAAAAATAATAGAATGAAATTTGATTCTACTAAACCTGCATACCGTTCAAGAAATAAGTTTCATTATTTTGTAGATTTACAGGAAGGTCAAATTGATTTTGACCATACTAAAAAACAATTCTCTCCTAAACTATGGGATCAAATAATGAATCAGCACATTGTAAAAGATTTGGTTTCAGGATTAAAAAATGCAGAATTTAAACAAATGGTTTTTTATATAATAATAGGAATTTTAACTGCATTACCATTTGGATATATTTTAGGAAATTTTTTACCTTTTAAGTGATTATAATGGTTAATAAAAAGTTGAGCAAAAGAAAATCCCCACCAGAACATATTGACGATTCTGAAATGGATTTTAATGAAGGAGATTTTACTCCGATTCAAGAACAATCCACGATGCAAATATTAAATGCTATGCTAACTCCTGAAAATGTTTTTGCTCATACTGAAATAGATAATCCATTGAATTTAACTAGATTAGAAACTCTCGCTAAATGGTGTGGAGATGAAAAAGCTACTGACTGTGAAAAAACATTAGTTGATTTCGTAGAAAATTTTAGGAAAAATATGGTGAGTTATAAAAGACAACGATCTAAAGAGATAATTCAAGCATTGACAGAAACAATAAAAGAAGAGAGGAGATTATCAGAAAAATTAATGTCTCCTCCACAAACTGGTGAAACTTAATGGAATGTAAATGGTGTGGAATGGGATCAGCTAAATATAAAGTTAAAAGACTTTATTTTCCTTTCAAATTGGGAATAATAGGATTTCATTTTGGAAAGAAAAATACGATGTATGTTTGCGAATCGTGTATAGTTTCTATTGCTAAACCGTGGATAGATTCTACACATAAAATGGAAATAGAAATTATGGAATATAAGTGAAATAAATGTTATATGCTTTTGAAGGTGATGTTCGATCAGGTAAAACATTACGAACAGTTATTCAAGCATTTAAATATGCTAGAAAATATCCGAATAGGAGAATTTTCTCCAATTTTCAATTAAATACACGATTTTTTAAGAATTATGTGGCTTTAAAACCTGAAATGCTTTTCGAGATTAATGAACCGTGTTTAATTTTAATAGATGAAATTTATGCCTGGATAGAATCTCGTTCAAGCGGAAAAGATATTAATAAATATATGTCATACATTCTTTTTCAATCTGGAAAAAGAGGTATGGATTTTATAATAACTTATCAACTTGAATCTACTTTTGATTTAAGATATAGACAAATGATTAATTTTATAACTAAATGTATTAAAATACTTAAGAATCCTAATATCGATCCGAATAAAACTGATAATATTTTAGGATTTTTATATTCTGAACAAAAAATAACTAGACAGGGTAGATACAAACCTAAGAGATATTTTTTGTCTATTAGTAAAGCGATAAAGTATTTTCAAATGTATAATACTTTAGAATTAATTGATCCTATTGACAAATCTTTAATAATGAACATTACTGATGATATGACTAATATTATTAAAGATATTGATGTTCATTGTGATAAACTTATAAAACAATATGGTATAGAAAAAATAAAGAAAAGTGTTGTTAGAGATTATTGTTTGAGAAACGATCTCCCTAAACGATATGCAGATACTATTTTTGATGCCATCGAAACCAGACGAGCAAAATTGTCTGATTAATATATTAACACTTTAATATATATCGTGATATTCAATAGCTATATGTAACTACCGACCTATCTACCTCTCTGGTCATCAGTTGGCGAAATCCTCAACTCTAGCCACGCCACCCACGATTCGAATAAAGCGAGAAAAATGGAAAAATGGGCTACATTCTGTCGCTAGAGATGAATCTGGACATTGGATAACTACTAGAAAATGGCATAGTCAGAAGGACACCGAAGCTGTTAAAGACTATGTTGTTTTGAAAGTAAGTTTTCCAAAAGAATATAAGAAAAAAACTACTGTAACTAAGGCGACTAAATCTGATTTTAAACGAACCGGAGTAAGACCGAATAAATATATTTATTTAATGCAATCAAAATATGGAAATGAGTTTAGACGATTCTCAATGACATCAGAGGAATTATTTGAAATGAATGAAACGAATAAAAAGTATTTATTCAACCGTACTAGAGATGAATACGCAAAAGGTGGATCGCCAATTAAGTTGAAGATATTGCGAATTTACAATGCGATAGATGGATCAGTAATCAAAACTTATATAGGACAAAAATATGAGCAATAGATTCAATCATTATCTTAAGCATAATGAAAGCACGGAATCACCATCCAATTTACTTATCGTAGATACCGAAGCATTTATTAAAAAATCTACTAAATATGAGGAACAAACTTTTAGATTAGGTTATGCAATACATTTATTCAAGACAAATACTTATATTGAAAGTTGGACGGAAACTGGATATTCGCTTAAGACAGTTAATGATTTTTGGAATTTATTGGATCGTTTTGCCATCGAATATCCTAAGAAAAAATTGTATGTCATTGCTCATAATATGGCTTATGATTATGCTATATTAAAATTAGATTCATATTTATCTTCACGACATTTAGTTTTAGATATGGATGTTATTTCTCCAGTTTTTATTCGTGAAGCTGGAAATATATCTTTTATTTCATCCACAAATTTCTTTAGTGATTCTCTTAAAGAATTGGGTAAAACATTTGGAATTAGTAAAATGGATTCTCCAGATTTTAGGACATCAACCGATCAAGAATTAATACCTTATAATATTCGTGATACTCAAGTTTTAGCTACTGTTATGAAATATTATATTCAATTTCTTAAAGAAAATGACTTAGGATGTTTTAAGAAAACTTTAGCCGGTCAATCTATGACGGCATTTCGTCATAGATTTTTGCATACGAATCTTTTAATCCATACATATCAAGAAATATTAGATATGGAAAAAGCTAGTTACCGTGGAGGCAGAAATGAAACTTTTATATTTGAAAAAGCTGATAATATATATAATTTAGATGTTAATTCTATGTATCCATTTGTTATGAAATCATTTAAGTATCCTACAATTCCATTATCAAATACTCCTATAATTAATTGCTCAATAGATGATCTTAAAGAATCCATTTCAAAAGATTTATTTCTTTTAGCCGATTGTAACTTAAATCTCAAGAAACCTTTTATTGCAACTAAACGAGATAAATTACTTTTTCCAATAGGTAAATTCAAACAGATAATAACTTCCCCAGAAATAGAATATATTTTGAATCATCCTGAAATCGGAGAAATTGTTAAAGTAAATCGTCTAGTTGCATATAAACAAGAAAAGATTTTTGAAAGTTTCGTAGATTTCTTTTATAATATTAAACAAAATTCTGCAAATAAAAGCATACAATATATGGCTAAGAAAATATTAAATAGTTTATATGGTAAATTTGCCCAACGGAAATCTACAGAAACTAAGATGATAACTGATGAAAAAGTTAAAGAATTATGGTTCAAAATAATGTCCGATATAGGAACATTCAAAATAGACGAAAAAACACGGATAGGAAACGATCTTTACATATCAGAAAAAATTGATGGTGATTATTCTAAAGATTCGATACCAATAATTTCTAGTGCAGTTACATCTTATGCTAGAAGATTATTATGGGAATTTATGATGATTGCAGGAGATGGAAATTTCTATTATTGTGATACCGATTCAATTTTCGTAAATCAAATTGGATATGATAATTTACTTAAATTCGGAAAAGTAGATGAAAAAGTATTAGGATCATTAAAACTAGTAGATTGTGGCACTTTAAAATGTAATGGAAATAAAGATTATGTTTTTAATGATGAAATTAAAATTAAAGGAATTAAAAAAGATGCAATCAAATTGTCTGAAGGTAAATACATTCAAAACCAATTTTTAACTAAAAAATCACGATATTCAAAAGGTATTCAAGATGGAACGGTTAGAGTAGAATATGTAACGAAAAATCTATCTAGAGAATATGATAAGGGAATCGTCATTGACAATCATTCAAAGCCTTTTATTTTAAATGAATTTATATAAATAGTCATATTTAAATACCTTTAAGTATGCACTCGTATATATGGTCTTAGGATCGGTCATAAGATGGCAATGATTGAAAGACAGATAAATTTTCCTAAAATAAAATATCGAGAAATTTGGTGTCCAATTTATAATTTACCTGTAAAATGTAATGTAATTTCTCCCTATGAAATATATCCAGATTGCATAATAAATTTTGAAAAATTTAGTCCTGAAAAATTGGTTTCTCATTTTTGCAAAGTATGCAATGAAACATTATCTCCTTTTTGGATTGATTCTAAAGAATATGGAGAACCTGATGGATTTTTATGCGATAATCTTAAATGTCAAAAATATAGGAAAGCGATTTAA